TAATTTTTAATTTTGATGAGTCTAATCCACTAATTGATTTTACTTTTAATCCGTTTACAAAAACATTACCATCGGCAACTTGCCTAGGTCCTTCTTGTGATGGATTCTTAGAACTCTTAATGATGTTTTTTACACCATCTGCTTTTCCTTGCTCGTAAAAATGATGAGCGATCTTATCAGCATTCATAGCAGCGTACATTGCTTTGTGATATCCAGCTGGATCTGTTAAACTACCTTTATCGTCAGTATACTTACTAACGAAGTTGTTTACATCAACCTGTGTTTCACCTACTTTACCTGGATCTTTAATACCATATCTAAACTTTTTATCACCAACGTTGAAATCAAAACCTTTGAATTCGTTGTTAAATAGTTTTTTAGTACGGTCTCTAAAATCGCCATGTAATTGTGTTGCAGTTTCTTGCTGCTGCTTATATTGGTCGTAAAAGCTTATAGCTTCTTGCTGCTCTTGAGTAACGCCGGGTCTCAACTTGATATCGTCGTAATATTTACTCTTTGAACTTTCTAAAAACTTTTTAGCATTTGCAACTTCTTCCTTAAACGCAAGTTTCTTCTTACGTATTTCTCTAGGCTCGTCTATCTCTTCATCAAACTCAAAATTATCTTCCATTAAGAATCCAATTTCTTCTTGATCTAAATGAGGTTTTGCCTTTGTATAGTATTCTTTTAATACATCTTTTGGTGAATAACTACTGTAATCTCTATTTAAAGCTACGTAGTCTTGAACTGTTCCACCTGTTTCTTCCATGAAAGAAACTAATTTTTCAATGTTTTCTGGTAAAGGTTTTCCTAAAACTTTTTCATCTCTTTTAGCTTCGCTAACTTCTTGTTTTATTTCCTTTACTTCTTCATCAGTTATTTCTTGGAGTGGAGTGACTTCTTCAATAACCTCGCTGGACTCTGGTACTTGTTTGTCCACTGCAGTGCTATCTCCGGTTTGTTCGCCCACATCCAGCGTCTCTGTTTCTCCGATTTGAATGGCATCGTCTTCAGTTTTAATAGCTTCAGATGGTATAGTTACCTTTGTTACCTCAGGTACATCACCTTGTGCTTCTGGTTTAGTGAAATCCACTTTAATTGGCTCATCACTGTTTAGTTTACCTAAATTTTTAGGTTTTCTTTTTTTAATCTTGAATTCACCCTCTTGTTTAACGGGTTCGTTTACTTTTGTTTCTTCTGACATGATAAAATATTATATAATTATTAAATGTTTAACTAGGCGGCATCATATTTTGTAAACCAAACGTGCCTAGTTGCGATGAGTCTCCACCCTCAAAATCGACTGGAGCTGAATCATTTTGTCGTTGATTTATTAATTGACTTTGTTGAGTTCCTTGTAATTTAACTCTTTTATCTTTTCGGTCTTCAATTTGCTTTTCTTTATCACCTTCAACACCTAGCTTTATTTGAGCTAATTGTTTTTGGTATTCAAATTCTTGAGCCATTAATTGTTTTTTAACCGAAAGCTCTGTCTGCATTCTTTCTATTTCGAATTGAGACTTAGCTTGTTCAACCTGTACTTGAGATTGTGTTAATGCTTGATTTTTTTGAACTTCAGCCATAGCCGCGGCTTCTGAAGCCTGTGCGTTAGCTTGACCTTGAGCTTGAATCATTTTTTCTTGATTAGCTTGATCTCTTTGTAATTTTTTAGTTCTTTTCTGTTTTAACAGTTGGTTTGCTAATTTTAAATTCTTTATTTGTCTTATATCTATAGCATCTTCTAGATCTATACCTTGATTTTGTAATGATATCTGTATGTTGTTTTCTAGCTGAGCTTTTTCTTCGTCATCAGGTTCGAGTTCTAGGAATATACCAAAATCGTGTAAATTTAAATTAGAAACTTCAGTTAAAGTATTTGCGTTAAATAACGATATACTTTCTATTAAAGCATTTTTTGTTAATGGAAAATTCAATACATCAACCATTTTTAAAGATATGTTTTCACATATTCTAAGAGCTAAAAATAAACTACCTTGATTAATATGTTTAGTTGCTATATTTGATTGATTAGCGGCCATCTTAGCTATACCTACTAACGCATCTTTATCTTGCATGCTTCCATCTCTAGCTTCATTAAGTCCAGTGACGTCTCTTATCATTTGTAAATAATAATTATAAGTCATTATTAAACTTTGAAGCTTAGCGCTACCAGCTGAAGAAGTTAGTTCTTGAATAGGAACTTTACCTCTGTTTAATTCACCGTCTTGGGTAAGTGATCTACCAACTATAGAACCAGTTTGGAAGTACATGTTTAGTGCTTCTGCTGGGTTGTAATTAGTTCCATTACCTAGGTCAACTTCAGCTAAACCATCCATATCTAAAAATACACCGTCTGGTACCATTCTAGACAGTACTTGTTGCATTTTTAAATGTGTTATTTGAATCATGTCAGCAAAACCAGTTATTTTACTTACTAAAGATTCTATACGTCCTTTATACATCCTAGGCGCACATATAGCATAATTCATTTCAACTTTAGTAGAATCAGAAGAAGGTCTTGTCATGTTCTCCGCTAATTCCCATTTAAGCATAGTGTTAGTACCTAAAACTTTTACACCTGAGTACAATACCTCTATACTTCTTGAAACCTTATCATACGTATCAGCTTCTGGTGGATTGAATTCATCTGTTTTTTGAATAATTTTCTCTAAGCCATTATCATTGTATTTTAATTTAAACACTTGATTCATGTATGTTTTATACTCAAAATACATTATCTGCACTGTATTGGCGTCATAATTTCCCCAACCAGTTATATATTGTCTATTACCTGGCATCTCTTGAATCCTTTGTAATTCTTTATCAGATATGTCTGGAAATTGTTTTTTAAGTTCAGGTATTGTAATTGATTTTACCTCTCCAACATAGTATATGTCTTCAAAGTTTGGATCATCAGTATATGAGTATATTATATGAGCTGGATCAACATAGTCAACTACTATGCCGTTTGATTTATTAAAGCTAGTTTTTGAACAAGCTATACCACATACAACTAGATCTTCATTTAATCTACGTTTTGTTAGTGGCCATCTGTTTTTTGCTAAGGTAGTTGTTATTGCTTCTTCTTCTGCTATTTCTATAGATTGCTTATAAGAAAGCTGCATATGCAGTTCTAGCTCTTCTTTAGTTTTAGGTAGTTGATCTGCCGGCATGTTAGATTGACCTGTATCTATACCAAGATTATCTTTAGCCATTTGCATCAACTCTTGAGCATACATGTCTTCAGCTATTGCAGCAGCATAGTTAGTTCTTTTCTTTACTGACTCAGGGTCTTGAGAAAAAGCTTTTATGTCAAATTCTTTATTAGAAATACCATTTACTACTATATCAACAAATTTAGATATTACAGGTACTGGTTTCCAGTCTAAATTTAAATAAGACAAATCTCCATTAATAGACAATTCATCTTTGTATTTTTGAACAGACTGTTCTCCTCTTGCGTATAATCTTAGATTATGAAAATTATTCCAACTAGTAAGATATCTATTACCATTAGTTCTGCCTTGATTAAACCACTCTGTTTCAATAGCGGACGCTACTTGAGATCCATACTCCCATGAAGCTTTTTCCGCGTCTGGTACTACCTGACTTGGAAAAGCACTATTTGAATTAGTATATATTTTCATTTATTCAATTATTTGTGATAATGTACCTTCATTATTATATTTTTTAAAACCTAAGCTAAACGACGGTCTTTTAAATTCAGGATTTGGTTTATATTTATTCTTGTTACAAGCCATTATAGCTAATCCAGAACTAATTGAAGCATCATGAGAAGTTCTATTATTAATATTAAACCTAGCCCAATCTTCTAATGTTCTTTGAAAATATACATCTCCATATTCTCCATCTTCTTTTAAACCAACGTGATCCTCTATATATGACTCTATAGCAGCTGCGTGTGCTTGCTTTATATCTTCACTAGAATTAGGTATTCCACCTATTTCTCTCTCTGTTGTTGATAGTTTGTTATATTTTTTATCAGGTCTATTTATTGAGTAACCTCTATAACCTCTTCTTTTAAAGTAATACAATAACCTAGGTTTATTATTTTCAGCCAATATAGGCATTCCATAAAAAATACAAGCCATCAAAACATCTTCAAAAAATATCTCAGCGGTTTGTGGCCTAGCTATGTACTCTAAAAAAAAGTGATTAGGTGGAACGTGGTCCATGCTAAATTTAGTTAACCCAGTGAGAGCTCCATTAGAACCTCTATTATCGACCGTACCTGATATATCGTAACTATCGCATCCAAACGCTCCAGCGTGCTCATTACCTGGCCATTTTAATCCATTTTTAAATACTACACTATTTTGCATATCTAAAGAAGGTATCCATGATACGAAAAATCTACCTTGCTTGCTTGGTTTAAAAACAACCTTAGTATCTTTAACTCCATTAACCCAATGAAAACCACCTTGTGTGATTATACCACTATTTTTCAAATCAGAATTCCAATCTATTTGCTGGTATATCTTAGTTAGATTAAATAAAGAAGACTTCGCTTCATCTCTAAACGCGTGTTCTTCGGTTCTTGGAAACTGGCGATAAAATTCATTTAAACCATCTTGATCTTCCTTTAAACCATTTACTTCATTTTGCCAATACTCAATTACACCTGTTTTAATTTTATTACCATGAGGATCTTCTACTTCTTTCTTTGGTGTGTCGAAGACAGGTAGGCCATAAGAATCAATGTATCCTTCGTAGTTCCACTCCATAGGAATGAACAAAGAATAGAGTCCTGAACCAGTCTGTCCATTGGCATTTCTCTTTGTAACGTCTGAAGCATTGTATAGTTTTTTAAAGTTTGCACCTCCTTTATCTAAAGCGTTTGATGTTGATCCCATCATACACTTTCCAATAACTCTACTACCTAATCTGAGGGTGGTTTTCGTAACCCTCCAGTTGTTTTGGATATTGTTGGGCCTTTCCCATTTCCCGCTTTCATCATGGACGAGGAGCCTGAGCTTCTCTCCATCGTAGGCATTGTCCCCCGTGTTCTTCCAGTCGATTGTGGTGTCCAAACCGGTAATCTCTTTTTGGGCTTTATTGGAATCAAGTTTTCTACGTGTGAATTTGGAGGCAGGGACTCTGTAGGCAAGTTCGGTCTTTGGACGGTCCATTCCGTCCTGAATCGGTTTGAAAAAGAAGGGATAATTAACGGAGATGGGTACAACCTTATCTGTGAACATCTTCTTAGCATCGGCACCAGATTTGGACAATATTCCGTACCGTGAATCCGTTGATATTGTAGCAAGGTTGACTGATTCAGCTGAGGACATAAATGAAAAGCCCGACCTACGGTTTTTAAGATAACACATTCCATAAGACCGTGTGTCTGCTTTGCAGGCTTCCCAGAAAATGTAGAATAATCTATTTGATTCCCTAAAGTCCGGCTGCCCAACATCAATTTTGGACCACTGCAGGTACATATAATTAGTGCCAGTAATGTAAGTAGGAACACCTTTATTAGTGAACCAAAAACCTTCTTCACGCCTTGTAAATTCTTTGTCAATATAGTCATACCATTTTTCTTTAAAGTCTGAAGGGTATTCTTCCCAGTCAAACACAGATTTAATTCTATTTAATTCTTTTGGGTATGATGTATAAGTCCATTTATCTTTTTCAAAGTTAAAAACATCTTTTTGTTTAGGTAAAGCTATTTTAAGATTTTGTATTTCATAAATCTCGTCTATTTCACCTGTTTTACTTATAACTATTAAGTCGTGTTCTTTATTATAACCATAATCCCATTTTTTATACCTATTCATTCTATTAAGAACTTTAGGCTCTACGCAGTCTTTTAAGACCTTGTATAAACTTTGCTTATACATTTTTAGATCTACCTTCTGCAAACCCTTTAAAAGCTTTTTCTTCTTTAGCCTCTTTTGGTTTATTGTTTAATAAATCTTCTTCCAATTGTATTCTTGCTAATATTTCAAAAGCATCAAATATAGCTAATTTCTTAGTAGCTGCCGCGTTTTTTAAACGATCAGCAGATATATCTTCGTCAGAATCTACAATAGCTTCTTTCGCAACTTTAATTAGTTCTTCAACCGCTATTTGCCCAGCTTGGATTATATTCTTTTTTGTTTCGTTGATCTTCATATTTGATTACAATGTCATTTGATTTCATACAATATAAACGCTCTTTCTCTACTAGAAAGTCGTATTCTCCGTAAGGTGTATAACCAACAGTGTCTCCTTCGGTTATTCCTAAAGCATCTAACGAACTATTACCTATTTTTAGTATACCAATAAGCTTTTGTTCTTTAGTGTTTTCTAAGTCATCGTTAGACTTTAACGGTTTAATGAAACATCTATTATTAATAGATTTCCATTTGCTATCTCTCTTATAAAGATAAACTTGATCTAATGCACAGAAATACATACCATCTATAAATGATGATCTACTTTTCTTCTTAGTACCTTTAACGTCATAAAAAGTTCTAAATACATTATGATGAATAATTACAAAATCGCCTTTTTTTACAGGAGTATTAAATGCCGCTGGCACTTCTATAACTTCTGCTACATTGTTGACAAATTTAAAACTTTCAATTTTAGTATTTAATACAATTTCTTTATCACCGACAAGAATCTTATTATCATATTCTTCTCCAACAGGTCTAACTATAAAGTCGTATAAACTTCTCACTAATACTCAAGATCATATTCAACGGATATTGCCATGTTAGAATTAAATTTCTTCCATGGCAATATGTCGTTGTTTTTTTTAATATGTATATTATAAGAATTGTCTGAGTCTTCAAAAAGTATATGTGATATTTCATGACCTCCATATACTTGTTGACCTACAGAATAATGCATAGCATCATTTTTGTAATCTGACCCAATACTAATTTTTCTTATATTATTTTTCATCTTCTTTTTCGATGTCAGTATAAGAACCGTCTTTAAGATCAATGTTTATTTGACCATACTCTTCTTCTAGTTCTTTTTTAGTAACTTCAATTTCTTTAGAAATTTCCTTAACTTTATCATGAAGGTTCATTTTTTGAACATCTAAAACACCTAAGGTTCTTAGTATTTCATTTAATTTACTTTGCTGATCAGTAACAACTTTCAATTGTTCTTTGCTAATCATTGCTTTTACCATTTCTTTTACTTTACTCATTATTAGATTTTATTTAATTGTTAAACTTACTTATTATTATTACTTATACTTTTAAATTTTTCCACTCCACGTGAACCAAAATAAGCTATATAGACAGTTGTCAATAATTGTTTTAACAAACCTATCCATTCTTGCTCTACCGTAAACGATATTTCATGGTGACTATCTACCCAAATAAAGGCTATAGTCATAAAAGAAAGAAAAATTAAAGCCATAGGACGAACGTTTTTTGATAACCAAGAATCTGATTTCATATCGCTTTGCCAGCGTTTAGTGATTTCAGACTCAGCGTTTACCCTAGCTTTATCCATTATTTCTTGAACCTGCTTTTTAATTAAAAGCTTTTCTTCCTCCGTAGTAGTAAGCTTATCAATGACGTTACCAATTTCTTTGATAACGCCACCTGTAAGCCATTGAATTATTTTTTTCACCTAATCAAAATCTTCACCTGTAAAAACGCCGCCTTCAGTTCCTGATCTTTCTTGAATTGTGTTTTTTACATTTTTCGATGTCTTATACGTTGGAAACGCTTTTGTTGCTCCATCTTTTCCTAATGAACCTCTAAGACTTGATCTTCCTTTTGCATTTGCTCTAGCGGTTATTTTCTTAGCTGTAACTTTGTTTAGAGGAAGTTTACCGTCTCTTGTAACTCTCTTTCTACCTTCGTTTGACACTTTTGTTGAATCGCTTTTAGCTCTTATTATTGCAGCTTGTTTTTCTGCTTTTCTTTTATCTACAGCGTTTCCTTTATCTTCTATTCCTTTTGCTTTAACTTGATTCTTAGTTTGATTGCCAATAGATGTTGTTTTTGACTTAGTTGTTGAACTAGTAGAGCTAGATTGTTTTTTCTTATCCATTACACGGTCCGCAACACTAGATGAATCAGATTTTGCTTGCTGTTTTTTTGCGTTATATGCATCTCCTGCGGCTGAATAAGCTTCTAAAGAACCATATTTCTTTTTCTCTGCATCACCATAAGTTTCTTTATAAGTAGGTAATTTCTTTCCCTTTCCCTTACTAGACTCTTTAGATTGAGTCATTGATTTTGTGCTAGAACCACTTCCACTTGCTGAATTATCGCTAGTAGTAGTATTTCTAGTGTAAGAAGGTAATTGATCACCGCTCATTACATCTTTTTTCTTTGCTTGATTTAACGGAGATTGGAAAGCTTGTGGAATTCCTCTACCTGTTTTTTGCATTGGGCCTCGACCCGGATTCATTTTAAATGCCATTGTTTTTTGTTTTGTTATTTGTTTGGTTTGGTTTAAATTATTTTTTTGTAAAATATAGTTACATCAACAGATCCTTTTATAACTCTCTTCATAGTAAACTCATCTATTGATATAATTTTAGATGTAACAGCGTAATCGTTTCTTTTGATATAATGAGTTGAAATTAAATAATCATAATCTTGTTCTAAGATTTGCTCATGAAATTCTTTCTCTTCAGATGTTTTTTCTGGATCAAAACTAACATTATAAACGCTAGTCACTGAATCATCAATATCAACTGCTATTATAGTTAGATACGTAGTGCTATCGTCAGTGTTTTTCCAAACACCTTCTAAATTTGATATGTGTTGTGCATTTGTTATAAATGTTATAAATAATGCGGTAATTAATAGTAATTTTTTCATTTGATTAGATTTTAAGTTCGTATACTTATATTATTACGTGTATTTCAACTTATTTGCCCTCCACGCTTCTTTTTCCCAAGGAAGACTTTTTTTACCTTCGTCCATTATAGATCTTGGATATTTTTTTCCTTTCCAGTATACGTATTTTTCATCATAATCTAAATCACCTCTTTTCATTTGGTCTAAGTGCACTTTTTCATGACGCACAACGTCCTCTTGAACCTCTGGCAGTAAAGAGTCATTAACTATTATAGATCCATTTTTATTAGCTTGACCATAAGCATCATCTAGTTTTACCTGATATATAGGGGTGTTATCCATTTTAAGCTCACCCTTTTTCATTTTATATCCCATACTATTTTATAGGTGTTTCTGTTACATACTTAGCATGTGGAAATATATAGTCATAACCAGGATACATAATTTTAGCATATCCTTTATCATCAATACCTAAGACTTTAAACTCAACTCCTTTCATTGTTATATGACCTCCTTGTATTACATTTTGAGATTTATTAACATCAGGGCTATTTTTTAAATATCCGGTTTTAGTATTATACAAAAGTGTTTGTTTTTTCTCCAAGATCTTTTATTTGAGACTTAGTTTTTTTGTATTTTTCAATTTTTCTATTTTCTTTTTTAGAATTTGGGGTTTTTTTATCGTAAGTTTCATTTACTTGATCACGAGTCTTAGATAATTTTTCTTGTTTTCTTGCTAGATTTTTTTTATCATTATGCAAAGGTGAAACCATTTTAGGACCACCTTTAGCTATACCAGCTAATAATCCAGGATTTGGATCTGTTCCATTAGGACCAAAAGCTTTAACCTGACTAGCCGATTGCATTACAGGAGACATGTGTCTCATTATGTTAGCTCTTTTGGCAATAGGGTTGACACTTAATAAGTTTTGTTTGTGTTGTTTATTAGATTCCATATCGTTATTTATAAGGTAATATTTTATTTAATATTTTTCTTCTATTCTCGCATCCACAAGGAATATTAAGACCGCTAGAAACTTTATCTACAACGGCCTTAATTCCTGTTTCTTCAGTGAATTTAGCAACACTGTCACCTAATCCCCTAGATTTCATATTAAGCTATTGAAGCAGTAGCTATTACGAATGATTTGAACCACATTTGTAATGGAGCAACAGCTTGATCAGAACCTAATTGAACTGTTGACTGGATTCCTCCTGGATTAGCAGTCATTGCAGCGTAAATAGCTTTGTCTGGCGCAGAGGCTCCGTTAGTAATTGTTGGAATAGCTTGAGCTCCTGATTTAGATGTACTAACTACAAGAGAAATAACTCTAGCTCCGTAAGTTACAGCAAGTTGATTTGGATCAGTTGCTGCGCCACCAGCTGCTGCTTGAATACCTACAGCACCATCTAATGTAATAGAAACTACACCTGTTACTGAGTTGTACACTACGCTTTGAATGTCGTCAGAATTCACTAATTGAACTCCTTCAGTTAATAACGATGCAGCATTTGTTTGATCTACAATGTTAAATTTTAAAAATTTGTTTACCATGATAATTGTTTTTTGTTTGGTTTGGTTTGTTTTTTTTGATTTTTCAGTTTACTCTGTTTTATTTATATTTCTTGTCATCGTACTTAAGATCACCAGCTAACTTAGATATGTGTTTCTCATCTTCTGTCATACTGTGATCACTATGATTGTGATGATTATCATAGTCTATATCTTCTTTAAGATATTTCATATGATGCATATCATCAGATCTAGTAGCTTTGTAATTATCTTTTGTAACTCTTGTGTGTCTAGTATAATTACCTGAGTACTGTCCTGTGTATCCTTTTTCTGATTCCATTTTTATTATTTTGTTAAAATTTTATTTTAAGATTACCACCTATGGTGTTACCAAAGTTTGTTCTATTATAGTTAACACCTCCAGAAAAATTTCCACTCTTATTAGACAGTTGTAGTCCAAAGTTATAGTTTTTCTTTGTATCACCAGAAGCATTTAAATTTAAATTACCTCTATTATAGTCTACTCCACCACTAAGGCTTGAAGTAGATTTATTCGCGTCAGTTTCACTTTTTTGAGTGTTCCTATTAGCTCTTAGGTTAACTTCGTTTTTCTTCTTTTCTTGTTTTAAGGGACTTTTTTTATTCATGTCTTTAGCATGAGAAGCAAGCTCTTCAGATTGTCTAAGATGCATTTTAGAAGCGTTTTGTAACTCTTCTATTATAGTCTGTATTTTAAAAGGCTTAGCCATTATCTTCCTACTATTATATCTGTTGCAGTTGATGCTGTTACGTAATCTACAGCCACTGGCAATATGGTTCCAGATGGAACTCCTTTAAAAGTTATTGCTTGAGCGGAAACTGGTACTCCGTCGTTTACTGCTGTTATAGTGATTGTTGCATTTGTACCTCCAGCGCCATTTACAGTAACTATATCACCTACATTGTAACCGCTTCCAGCTGAGTTACCTATCGTAGGATCAACTATAGCATTACCAGCTACTGTTGAGTCTATATTTAAACCCGATGCTAAATTATTAGAGCATAATGTAGGTATGTTAACTTGCGCGCCATTAGTATAGCCAGTTCCTCCAGATAGTAAACTTAATGCACTAACTGATCCTAAACTAACACCAGGTAATATAACTGATATATCACCACTTACTCCTACATATAATGCAGAACCATTTAAATAAGTTCCTAATACACCTGATTGATTTTCAAAAACCCACGCAGGTGCAGCGTTAGGAGCTCCAATTAACCCTGCGGTTAAAGGCATAGCTCTTCCTATAAAAGTATCTGTTGTTCTAAATATTCCCATTTTTTTTAGTTTTAATATTTTTTACCTTGAGCACATAAAACAGCATTAAGACCTTTATAAGGCACTGGTGCTTTTAATATTTGCATCCCTGTTATTCCTGAGCTAGAACCTTTAGCGTGTAGTCTACCTTTTTGGTCTAAAGGTCCATCCCATAAATGAGATTCACCTACTACACCTACTTTTTGTCCTGGCTTTAATTTTTCCATTGAAGGATCGTATTTTTGATTATGCATAATTTGTTATTTAAATTGTTTTAGATGGATTGAACGTTAATTCTTCTTGTCTTTGTTGAGGTTGAAACATACCTGCAATTGCGCCTTCGGGTCTTGAAAACGCTTGTTCACTAGTAGGACTTGAATTCATTTGTGATTGGCCTAACATGTCTTGAGCTCTTGATTGTGGCGGAGCTGCATCCATTGTTCCTCTAGTTTCAACACCACCTGAGTAATTCCCAGTTCCTAGTTTATTGCCAAAACCAGCATCTCCTAGTTTAGGGTTTGATACTGCGCTAGCAATATTTCCAATTGAACTCATACTTGATTGGGCTTCTCCAGAACTACCTGCATCAACCGCTTGTGCTTGTTGTGCAGCTTGTTGAGCTTGTGTCATTGCATTACCTGCAATATTTCCACGCCCAAATCCACCAACTATATTGCTGGAATTTAAAGCCAGATTTGAGGATCCACCAAGCATTGCAGCTGTTACCCCGAAAGGGCCGCTTGCTTCTCCTGATGCTCCTGCGTTACCTCCGCCTCCTGTTAATGCCCTTGCTGCTGCTCCTGCCATAGTTATTTGTTTTTATCGGTATTTACATTTTTTATAGAAGTTATTAAAACTTTATCCATATATGTTTTACCTTTCATTATTTTATTTCTTCTAGAACTAGTTGGAATTTTTTCTTTACCCAACATTGTTTTATAAATCCTATTTATCAATTGCTTACCTTTAAAAGATATTTTATATATATTATATGTTTGAGTGGTTCTATTTCTTTTTCTCCAAACAGTAATCCAATCTTCTTTTATAAGCCTAGCCCATCTTCTATTGTCCCAGCTGTAAGAATACACACCTGCTTCAAAATCTTTTTTAGTAAATAAATCAATACAATCTAAATATATTAATAGTTCTAAATCAGACTCACGTAAGTTGTTGTTTTTACAAGCCCATTTGCGTATTATACGGTAATGTTTTAGCAAGTTCATATCTTTTAAATCTCCTGCTTCTAGCTTTTTCATAAAACAACAACCACATCTTGTGTTTTAATTACGTGGTATGATTTATTGCTTATTTCAATCTTGTGACCAGCATGTCTATCGTAGTATATAAGGTCTTGTTTTTTTAAACCCATAACTTCATCTCCTACTTCTATTACGTTGGCTTTAACGTATCTTATATCGTCTCTATGTAATCCTGCTAAAAGTAAACCACCTGTTGTCTCGGTGGTTCCTTCTTCTATTTTTTCTATTATTAAATTTCTACCTATTGCTTTCATCTATTCTCATATTATTGATTACACAATCAGTAGATAATATTGTTGATGCCACGGAAGCTGCGTTTATTAAAGCACTTTTAGTTACCAATAAAGGATCTATAATACCTAATTCCACCATATTTACCATTTTTCCTGTAACCACATCTAATCCTTCACCTTTTGATTTTTTCAAATAATCGGTTTTTTCAGATGTTAAAACTATACCAGCGTTTGCTAGTAAGGTGAAAAAAGGTGCCCTAATAGCTTTTAATAATATTTTTTCCCCAATAGAAATTGGTTGTAATATGTTAGAAGCATTTAATAAAGCGATTCCTCCTCCTGGTACAATGCCTTCTTTAATAGCAGCTTTTGTAGCACAAATAGCATCCTCAACTCTATCACTTTTTTCTTTTAATTCAATATCAGAATTAGCACCTATTTTAACTACAGCAACTTTAGCGCTTAATCTAGCTAATCTTAGTTCTAACCCAACTTGAATATGAGGTTTGTTTTTCTTTTTTAAATCTTCTTTTATAGTAGCAATTATATCTTCAACCTCATCAGAAGCTTCATGTATTTGTATAATTGTTTGATCTTGGGTTGATGTTGATTTAACGCAGCTACCTAAGTAATCTACTTGTATTGCGCTAAGATCGTCACCTAAATCTTCATTTATAACTGTTGCCCCTGTCAGCAAAGATAGATCTCCAAAAATTTCTTTTCTTCTTAATCCAAATGCAGGTGGTTCAACAACGTTTATTTTAATATTGCCTTTTTTCTTGTTCATAACTAAAGCAGATAATACTCCTGCTTCAATGTCACCTATTATTAATAAGGCTTTGTTTTTTTTGATAACGTGCTCTAGCACTGGTTGAACTTGTCTTATAGAATCTACTTTTGAATCCATCAATAAAACTAAAGCATTATCTAATTCTGATATGTTTTTTTCTTTATCTGTTATGAATTCTCCATGACAAAATCCTTTATGATATTCTACACCTTCAACAATTTCAACTTCAGTAACTCCACCATCTGATGGTTCCATTGTTACAACACCTGTTTCACCAACTGCTCTAAAAGCGTCAGCTATTAATGTGCCTAATTGCTTATCATTGTTTGTAGATATAGTTGCTATATCATCTATCATGTTTCCTTTTACAGGTATAGATATAGATTTTAAATAATCTATAACTTTTTCAACTCCTGATGAAATACCGTCTTTCATTTCTCTGAAACTGTCTTTAGAACTAGCGTCCTCATAAGCATGTTTCATTATTGAATGAGCTAACACCGTAGCTGTTGTAGTTCCATCACCAGCTTCTCTTACTGTTTTTCTTGCTGCTTCTTTTAATAAGGTAGCACCCATGTTTTCTACGGGGTCTCTTAATATCACTGAATTAGCTACCGTTACACCATCTTTTGTAATAATAGGGTTTCCGTTATTGTCTTCCATGATAACACATTTACCGCTAGCTCCTAACGTGGAGCTAACAGCTTTTGTGAGTTGTTCTATTCCTTTAAACACTTTGTTTTTAGCTTCGTCTCCAAAGCTAAGATTTTTGACGATTCCGTCCATATTTGATTAGATTAAATTAAATTGATAGTTTACTTAAAGGTTTTAACGACTTGTGGTCCACGAATATGAGCTAATTTTTTCTCATAATGGTTAATTGAAGCATCTATTGCTGATTCAGCACCTTCAATTGTTTCGCGTCTCGTTACGTCGATCCAACTTTCTTCTTTTTTTGGATCTAGGTATTCTGTTTGGTAGAATCCATTTGGTAAATGAACTATTCTCCAGTTCTTTTTTTGAGCAACATGCTCCCAAATTGATTTGGTTTCTTCCGTAATTTGTGGTTGACTATTCCACGTACTAGTCTGGTAAAATAATGTCATTGGTTTTGGTTTTAAATTAGACATTGGTTATTGCTCTTCCCGAGCCGGTTATATTTATATTATCACTTGTTAATTGTTTGTTTTACACTGATTTAAATGACAATACTACTATTACACTTGTGCCTTGCCAGTATTTACTACCTGCGCTTTTTTGATATGCAAATCTTAATCTATCTCCTTTTGAAAAACTAACGTTTGCATCGTATTCTACGTAACTTCCATCGTTAGCACCGTTTGAAGGCGTTAGTTCTCCTGACGTAGCGGCTGTAATTCCATTTTTTATAACTCTTAACTGCGTAGTAAAAGAGGTGCTCATGGTGCCAGAAGTATGCATTAACATTATTTTTTCAACTCTACCGCTAGCAGCGGCGGGAATATTATTATAATATTGATTGGAGGTAGTTTCAATGTTGTTATTAAATGGTATCATAAAGTAAGACGTGCTTGATGTAGCGTCAATAAAATTACTTGTAAATTGAGTTTGCTGAAAGTTATTTAGTGTTTGTAATTGTTGATTTATTTCAAAAACCGCATCGCTATAACTAATCCTAACACTTTCATCTTCGCCAGAAACTACAACAAAATCTTTTATCTCTGGATCATCTCCATCAATGTCATTTAACTCGTTAAGATCCACATTTAATGATACCGTTCCAGACGTTCCTCCACCACTTAAGCCTGTGCCTGCTGTTACGCCAGTTATATCTCCTACGTTTGAAGTATAACCTTGATTTTTAACAAATGCAGTTGTAGCTAAGTAGGTAGAACTA